ACACTGGCTCATATGAGCCAGTGTTCCAATTTAACCATTCGCGTCTGTAGCATAATGTGCTATATAGACCCTATTCTTACTAGGAGATCCTCCGACAAATCCACGTATAGCGTCTTTGATGATCTTCTCAACTTTGGCTTTTGTATCTTTACAATACTTGCCAACAGATTGATACGTCGTGTTGAGAATAACAGGATCATTCCATTCATCGACTGGTATCGTCATGATTTTAATAGATACTCTTGATGGTTTCTCTTCATTATAGCAGACTGAGGCCTGATATCTACCAATGAATTCGTCGTCGATGATCAGATTGAATCGGTACATGTACTGAGTCAATCCGTTTGGGAAAATCGTCTCTGTGAATGGTCTCAAAATAATCATTATAGTCCTCCTTTTGACTAAAACAATTTAAGAAGTATTTGTACATTATACTTCTTTCCATCTATATAATATATAATCAAAAAAGAAATAGATTACAAAGAGCCATAATAGCTCTTTGTAATCTTAAATGAATTATTGAATATACTTAAACAGTTCATCTACACTGCTCATAGAGAATCCTGCGGCATGAGGATGTCCTCCTCCACCCAGTTTTTCGCATAATTCATTTACTTCTACTCTATTTTCAGCACTATACATGCTGACTTTTATATTTCCATACATATCCGGTCTATTGATCAACATACAGAAATCGTACTTATTTAGATCGTCCCCAAATGCAATGGAATTGCCAAAACCGAACATATAGCACACGCGATAGATATGACCATCAATATGGAAAAAGCCTTTTCTATGAAAAGCTGCAAATTTGACTTTGTATTTTTGTTGTTGTAATTCATATAGTTCTTCTCCGACTTGTAAAGCTTCTTGCAAAAAATCCCTATTATATAATAGTTTATCCATAATATTAGAATTTACAAATAAACTGCTGGATTCCCAGCAATAGGTATTCAAATAATCACAATTACGATAGTCATTGATCTTACGATCCCAACGATCGTATTGATCCACTAAATCAATGGTCTTGGGATTGACCACATCTGAAATCTTTTTATTCTTATTCTTATAGTGGACATCTTTAAACAGATTGTAGATATTCATTGCTCCACAACCTTTGACGTCGACATAAAATGCCAAATCGCCACGTTTCATAAAATCTTCATCATTATCTATGAGATCTTTAAGAATCCCAATAGAAGTCATATGATGATCGATAATCAGTATGTTGCTGACTCTATGCAAAATATTCCTAATCTGAGATTCTGTTAATGAGAGATCAACAATGAATACTTCAGAGCCTAATGGAATCTTATCAACCAAATCATATCCAGCTTGATAGTTATATTCCACATAATGAATATCGATCTTTGGAGAATCAAATGTTTTTAATAATTCTCTAATCATTAGAGCAGAGAATATACCATCCATATCATTATGATGAACTATGGTTACATTGACAGATGAACATTCTTCCGATTGAATATTGTCTACGATAGAATGTATGATTGTTGGTGTTTTCTTGGACGCAATCAATTCTTTTTCTATATACTCCACTAACGTTTCATCCATATGAACCTCCTTAGATAAAAATAAAACAGGAGAGTTTAGTCTCCTGTTTTACGATTACTTAAACAATTCAATCTTTTTTTCAACATCCAGTCCATTCATAAGTTCAGCAATAAATACTGCCAATATGCTATTAGCTCCTAACCGAGTAAAGATTGTAGATGTAACAGGATTGCCAGTCTTTTTGGCATACCCATTATTGATCATTTCTTCAAGCATCTTCTTATTCCTTTTGAGATAATCTGCGAACAGCTTCTGAAACTTTTCAAATGTAGCTAATTTCTCGCCCAGTGTAGCATTCAATTCGGCACTCTGTTCTTTTACATCCCACTGATTGTATATGTTTCTAATAGTGAAAACGTCCTTATTCAGATCAACAATATACACTGGTTCATCACTATGAAGGACGTTTACATGATGATGATTACAGCAACTACCACAATGGCAGTTTCCTTCAATCTTATTGGTATGTAAAATCGTTCTTTGTCTTTTAATATATGGTCTCATTTACTATCACCTACTGCATCTTTCCATGGAGTATCAAAAAATCCATTAAATTCTTTATCATCCAAATCTTTAAATTCATAATACATTTTAACGGCAATATGATGAATACGTGAAGTTTCATCATTTAATGTAGAATATATATTCTGTTGCATAATAAACTTCAGCATATAGTAAATCGTATATAAGGTATTCACCATAATTGTACGATCTACTACTTCATCGGTTAAAGAATATTTATCCTGAACAATATCTTTCAATACAGATTCGAAGGATGGAGTTTCTTTAGATGTAAAGATAGTTCTTAGAGTAGCCAATGATTTTTCCAGAATAGGATTATCATCCAGATAATGGCCGTTCAGATACCATTCCGGGACAATATCAGCCAAATATGCCCTAGAATAAGCTGTATGCCAAATATAACGAGATAACCGTTTATTAGATACAGCAACAGAGTTTGATTGTATAACATTGATAACAAACTTCTCTTCTGTATTTAATACAGGTCTATCCTTAACATTGTCTCGGATCATATATTCCAATATGGAAAATAGATAAGTAGGAGTGATAATACAATCAATAAACTTATTCATATTTCCTTTTTGGCAATATACAACACCATCTCTATTCGTTATAATCTCTTTTAATTCTCTCATCTTCTCTTCATTGAAATCAATCATTCTTCTGTTTCCTCCTTAGATTTGAATAATGTGGAATTCTTTACTTCTGCTAAAAGCAAAGAGAAATTAATCTTATTACGAAGTCCTTTGTTATATAGATTTCCAATAGACTCCACACATGTCTCAATATTAACGAATGGCATCATAAAGCTATGCTTTTCATTCAATACTTTATAGAGACGATCCTTATCGATATTTGGTACATGCATCAGAATCCAAATGATTCCAGAGAAAAATGCGGTCTTAGTTCCTTTACCGTTTATACCTCTATCATATTCTGATGATCTGGTCATATGCAAATAAGTATGAGTTTCTTCCAGAATATTCTTAGCATAATTGTACTGTTCTTCAGAAACTACGCATGATCCAGACTTAATACTACCCGTAGCGCCATATCTGCTTTTATGATACAATCCCAATACTTGATAAATATTCTTAGCACCAAGATCCCAATATGTATCAAAGAGATTCTTAATACGAATATAATTTTCGTCTCCAAGCTCTGCATATGATGCAATATAATCGTATGGCTTCCAATTAGACGTAATAACATTCATAGCAATACAATCATCTACATCTAATCCTGGCTGAATAATATACTCTACCGGAAGATGAAGAGCTCGTAATGCCTGCAATCTACCCTGACCATCAATAACTTCCATGTTTTCATTAACAATCAGAGGGTTAGTAATATATCCATGCTGTACAATAGAACGAGTAATCTTTAATACACGTTCCGACAATACAGCACGATTTCCAACCAATACTTTGAAAATATTGTAATCTCTAGTGACATAAATCTTCTTTTCAGACTCTGTCATAGTCTTAACAATTTCTTTAGCCTTTTTAATACGCTTAGACATATCGGCCATAGGTTTCTTTGGAATCTTATTTTGTGCTCTTAATCTAAGCAATACAGATTCCTTGATGTTTACATCTTCACTAAAATTTTCATTAATTAATTCTTTTTCCATTTTGCATACTCCTTTGTTTTACTATGCATATTTGGAAATTTGAATATATAATAAACTGGGTATAACCCAGGTAAATAGGGATAATTTTATTTATCCGCTCTCATGATGTTCCATTACATTCATAATACTTCCTCCTTTTGAAAATATAATAACTTCTCAGATATATAATATATAACTAAAAAAGAAATAGATAACAAAAGATTCAGAGATGGTCTATATAGACCATCTCCTTTACTTTTATTCAATATCTTTTAATAATTCAGATTTATCCGAATCGATTCTCCTGATTTCTTCTATCTCTTTGATGATATCATTGGTTGTATACCGAATCAAAGTTCTATTGAATTCAGGATGTAGAGCAGATATTCCCAATTCAGGAGCATCCATTTCCCCCAAGCCTTTAAAGCGTTGTAAACCTTTTGGTGTATATCTGTTGAATTCTTCCATCAGTCTATACAGGCTTACTTTAATATCATTCAGAATATATCCATTAGGATCCGAATGCATAATGAATCGAGCAATTCGTTCATTACAGTCGTTCAGCATATTCTGATTGAATACAGCTGTTTGTACTTTATCGTTAGCTAAGCCATCTACTACTAAGATATGATTTTCTTCTCTGACTTGTAAATACTTATACCGCTTCTTCAATTCTTTCTTGATAGAAGATATAGGCAGTTGATTTAAAATCAGACTATATAAGAATTCTAACAGGTTTGGCTCTATCGCATAGTTCTGAGACAGTACGTTCATATTGAAGAGATAATCAATATTATCATTCAATAACTGTACAACCTTAGATGTAGGCAGAACAGCTCCTGTAGAACTCTTAATGACATTATGCTTAGCAAACTTAGTATATACATAACGGATAAAGTCAGAGCGATCTGTAAAGAATTCTTTAGCTTCTCCATTAGGTCCTTTGATAGCAAACAATGGCGGTACTGCGGCATAAACTCTGCCAGCTTCCACCAATGGCCTATAATACACCAAGAACATTTTTAGCAGCAATGTTCTGATATGAAGCCCATCTACGTCAGCATCTCCGAGGAATATGATCTTATCAAATTTACATTTGGATACATCACAACGTCTGCCTTCTCCACAATCTAGAAGAGTATATATCGCTTTACATTCTTCGTTATTAAAGAATTCCTTCTTAGAACGAGTCATTGCATTCGATACTTTCCCTCGGAGTGGCATAATACCTTGCTTTGTAGGATCACATGCTTCTCGGCATGGAGACATAGCTGAGTCACCTTCGACCAGAATAAGCTCTAAGTTCTTCTTACCAGATGGCTTCTGATACTTAGATGGTAATCCAGTAAATACAGAGACAGCTGTCTTAGTTAATTGGATCTTTTCGCTATTAGTTTTCATACGTAGATTGCCAACGTCTTTGAAATATTTACATAGACGCTGTAAATCATTTGCATTCGAACGACTCCATTCATCTAGTCCTCTATCTACAAGGTCTTTGATAAATGGTTTAATATCTTCATTCGATAATAATTCTTTTGCCTGACCAGCAAAGATCGGTTCCAGATGCATAACGGATACAACCGCTTTTAATCCGGCTCTGATATCGCTGTTGATTGTCGTTATCTTAGACTTATTCCCAAGATAAATCTTGTTCATATAATTTCTAAAATAATTCGATAATGCATCGACAAAAGCTTGTGCATGTGTACTGCCTGCACTAATGGTAGGACACATATTGGCAAATGAATATACCGTGTCTTGTTCATCAAGACCATTGGCATCATACGTGAAACTAATATCAGCCCGCATGGTTCCATTATCATCACTTAGATGAATTGGATTCATGACAGGCTTGAATTGTTTATTCATAAGATAGGTGTCAATTCCATATTCATTGACTCTACGGATATTGATTTCTTTCCCATCTTTCTTTACTCCTTTGAAGTTAATAATAGCTCCAATCTTAAGTAAAGGCAGAATAATATCGATCAGACCCAATACTTCTTCACAAGTAACGGTAATCTTTCCCATGATTCTTTCTAATGGAGTGAAAGACACTTTGGTTCCTTGGAAGTTCTCCTTATTGGGATAAGGAGTTCCAGATTTGTTTTCTGCAATACCTTCATGAAAACTCATGGACAATCCCATAGGTTTTCCTGTAGAGCTATATTGCTTACAGATTCTGGATAATACTATAAAATCTTCAGACAATGCATTGGTTACTTTAGCACCTACCCCATGTCTGCCTGAAGAATAATTTCCTGCTGTTTTTACATAGTTAGACGAAGTATGTTCTTCTGCATAGATACGGTGCATATCTTTAAACGGAATCCCTCGTCCATTGTCTGTTACTACGAACTGATGATTGTCTTCATAAAATTCTACCCATACTTCTGTACAAGGAGAGTCTATCTTCTGAAGTTCATCGGTTGCATTCTGTAATAATTCTCGACAGCAATTGATAAACCCTTTATTTCCAATACTGCCGATATACATACCTGGAGCTTGCTGAACTGCTTTAGCAAACTCTTTGATTGTTTTAATACTTTTAGAATATTCTTGAATGTTCTTCTTAAAGTCTGTCAATTCAATACTCCTTTCTCTCATTAACAATTTCTTATTAACAAGTTTCTAGTATCGTAGACTTTTAGTTAGCATGTTTTAATCGTTCCTTAATTTCTTCTTCAGACATATTTTCTCCCAGATCATTATCGAACATAGAAGCAAAATCGTTTTTATGTTCTCGAATTTCTTTAAGTTTTGCTTCCATATCTTCCATAAAATCTGCTGGTAATGGGCGACTATCAGGCGTAGCATCAATACCAGCTACGACAGTCTTAGTCGCTCTATGCACAATATCAAATCCTCCTATACGTCCACATAGATCTTTATGCATAACCAAAAGCATACTTGGATTTTGTATAGATGCATTGGCAATATCATCAGGTATAAATACATTGACAAATTCTGCTATCATTTTAATCAGAGTTTCTTTATCGGCGCAAGTCGCTATATCTAGATGAACGATTTCACCGTTATCATCATAGATATCATCTTTCTTTGACTTATCGTCATCCATATCGTTTACTCCTTTTTAAAAATTAATGAATCAAAGTCAAGGAAGAGCAGATTAGACTGCTCTTCCTATTCTTCGATTTGTGTATTTATAGTTGTGTATATTTAGAGGAAATTAGTTAGACTTATCCGACGTAAGTCTTAGTTTCTCCATTTTCAGGAGTTGCAACCGTTACATTCTGTGTTGCGGTTGCAGGCTGAGGAACAGCTACAGCAGTATTTTCTACTACCTGGCCACCAATGGGATTGGAAGCGCCAGAGAACTGCTGTGTCTGATCTGCTCTATACTGCGGCATACCAGCCGGAGCATACTGAGGAGCAGGTGCCGGCTGCTGCGGATACTGCTGCATCGGCGGCATAGGCTGCATCTGTGGCGCAGGATACTGAGGTGCCATAGGAGCCGGATACTGCTGAGGCATCATCGGCTGCTGGAATCCTGCCGGATTAGCCATATAGGGATTCATACCGTTGCCGGAGAATACCTGGCTATACATACCGATGGTGTTGAATCCATCATATCCACCCTGCATGTTTGGCTGAGCCTGCTGTGGTGCATAAGACTTAGCATAATCAGACGCAACTTTCCACATCTGAGGAATCTGACTCAGAACATAGAATGCCGGATAAATTCTCTTACCAGCTTCCGGATCGATACCACCATAATAGAACTTAATAGATTCTATGATGTCCTTCAGATCGCTTATAACCTGACTGATATCTGTTCCAGGTTCAACTGGTTTAAAACGTTCGCCACAAATGGTACATTCATACACACCGTCTCCGATATGACGAATTGTACCACGTCCATTGTCGTGGTGAACACACTTTGTCTTTAAGTTGTCAATAGGAGACATTGCTGTAAAGAACTCCTGTTTCTGCGGAGCCTTCTGACGAAGCAACGCAATTTCTTCTGGGTTCAAAAGCTGATTAGTAGCGGGCGGTGTTGGAGCCTGCTGCGGATAAAATCCATACCCAGTCTGACCATAAAAATTCTCCATGTTTGTTTCCTCCTTAAAATAATTTTTTTTTAATCTCTCCATGGAAATATTAAAAGAGGCATAGAGCCTCATAGTAATATTATATAATTATAACAGTTTTTAAAACTTACTTGTACGGGTTATCTATCGGTTTACCATTCAAACCTTTATCATACAGGTCCATGTCTGTAGCCGGACAAGTCTGGTTAACGTATTTATCAAAGATCTTTTTCTTTAATGCATCATTCAGTCCTACTTGAACTGCATCTACTCTGGCTTTAGCACCAGAATTTTGAATAGCATCAAACGAAGATTTCAATGCATCTTTAGACAATAAGATCTTCATCTCCTGTATTTCTCCATAATCAAATGCAGACAATACAGCAGGTACAGATACATGATCTCGACCAATCATAGCCGGTGTCATGTTGCGAAGCTGGTTGTAATGATAATAGAAGCATACTTCTTTAGCATCATCCCAAAACAGTTCACATTTACTATCATCAATCCAGGCATCATTATCGAGTTTCAATACCATAGTAGGTACATGTTCTACTCCATCAGATGTCTTAATTTTGATCTGTTCAAACACGTTACGAATAGCAATAACATACTGTTTATCCATAGAATCTCACCTCTAATCACAAATAACAAACAAATACCCAACTAGAATGCAAATTCTAATTACATATTTGTTGTATTTGTAATTAAATTGTATTCTTGTATGAGTACTTCAACGCGTTGGGTAATACTGTAATGTTATTGAGATCACCGGTTTTATTTAATGCGTAAATGCGCTCATAAATGATTCTATAGGCATGATAACTTTCATTGGCTTCTGCTCTAACTCTAAGTGCATTCTCATCGGCAGGGAAAGTTGTACAATAAAGATTTAAAGCAGATAAGATAGTAGACTTTCTTACATATTCTTCGTCTACAACTTCAATTAGCCAGAAATTAAATTGTGGTGTAAAATATCGTCCATACTTATTGATATTTACATTTCCATAAGCAATATCTTTAATCAGCCTATGCATATCTCTTTTTAATCTGGCAATAGCGGCCGGTTCTGTGATATACTGTAAGAAGTTTTCACCATACCTCTGAATATATCCCTCGAAAAACTTAGATGCCTTCTGTTGTTTCTTAGGTCTTTTGAATGATTTGGAATTATACATTGAATATCATTCTCCTTTCTTAATCATATATGTATATATAGCTTTGACTAATGATGCTGCTTGCTCATTATACTTAGGTAATAGATACGGATCATTCTGAAATTGATCGAAATTCTTTACCCAATATTTAATCAAACGTAGTTCGAATTGAACTCGGTCTTTTGGTGGATCAAATATGGCTGTCAAATACATAAATTGCCATATTGGAGATCCCTCTTGACTTACTCGTATACATCTAGATACACTTTCTTCGAAAACTTTATCATTGTCTTTAGGTTTCCATTCTATTTTTCCATGATCTTTATCATAGTCTGTTAATCGATATACATGATTTTTAATTTCAATAGTAATCAAATACGCATAGATCGCATATATTCTTTTACCTTTGTTTTGTTTCGTTTTAACCTTAGGAGTATTAATCATCAACTCTTCTAAGGTTCCTGTATCTTCTGTGGAAAATGAATCTATCATAGAATCATATACAGCCCGTAGAAGAACTTGGGGTTGACTACTCATTATTATTCTCCTTAAATATTATGAGCCATATCTTTATCATAGAATGTATCTAAATCGTCGTCCGTATATAAATGATGCTTTTCGCAATACTCATTATATGCTGGATCTTCAGATATTAGATCAATCAGATCTTCATAGTTTCCTACATTAGGAAGTACAAAGTCTTCTGGCTTGGTTTCAAATACATACCTCATAAAGGAATAGAAACTAATTCCATTCTGAGGTGTAACTTTTTCGCTAATAATGGTCGACTTAAACCAATCAATCGTACCATATTCTTCATAGAATACATAGATTCTATCTAATGCTGCTGCTCGTCCATCTACAATATCGAAGATCTGAATAGATTCCCCTTTACTTTCTTCAGTATAAACAAGCAGCAGATAACGTAATTCTTTTTCTTCTTGTTCCTGGTTTTCAACTGTCATTGCATTAACCAGGTTCTTTCTAAATATCATACTCATAAAAAATATCCTCCTTTTGAAATAAAAATATTCATGAGGTAACAATACCTCATGAATATAATATATCATTTCAACTAAATTTATAGAAATTACCAATACTGTTTTCTGCTTCTAAGTACAAATGTACAATGTTTAGCAAATCGAGTGATACCTGTATAGTCCAAATGTTTCATAATATCGCCTCCCAGCCATTCTGAGATGTATATCCCATCATTATACTGGGAACCCTGTGATAAATGCGTTGTGATACAATAGGCGAGCTCAAACCGCTCTCCTCTCGTGTATTTAGAGTTGCGTAAAACGTCTTTTTTCTCTTTGGATGCATTGAAGTATTCAAAAGAACATTTTAGATCTATAAAGGTTCTATTAAAAGCAAATGGTTTAAAATTAATTTTAAACCACGACCGATCTTTGGATATAGAAGCTACTGTAGGATAATTAACCACTGTACCAGTTAATCCATTAGCTAAACTGATTCCATCTAAATCATATCTCCAATTGTTCTTTCTACATATGACTTTCTCTCCATGTTCTGGAATCTTTCGTTTAGGGTCTATTCCTCTTAATTGTCTCATTTTTGTATTGTATTTATCTCTGGTAACATTTTTACCACAGAGTATCATATCTGCATTCATCAACATATCGTCTGTCAGATCTTCTTGCTCTATGATATCTACGTTATCATATGTGCCAGGATATAATTCTTCTCCATTTAGAATCTTATGAGCAATCTGTACAATACCAGAGTCTTTATCTTGTCTCATAATCTGGGTCAATTTAAAGATATCTTTTTCTATTAAGAATGCAGGATTATCTCCAACTGGTGGTAACTGATTAAGATCTCCACAACAGAGAATCTTTACGCCTTTATCTAATAACTTCTGTTTTAAACTCATAGGAACAAAACTGGCTTCATCGATACAGATTAGTTTTACATCTGGTGGTAATTGTTTATCTACAAAGATAAGTTTTGTTTTATATCTGTTTAGATAGGCGTCATACTGCTCATTATCTCTGACAAATACTGGTTTAAATATCCATGAATGAATGGTTCTTGAATTGGTTAATCCCTTAGAACGCAATACCAAAGCAGCTGTGCCAGTATAACACATAGGAGCTACTTCCCATTCATGTAGTCCTAATCGTCTAATGACTTCTGACATAACAACTGTTTTACCACAACCTGCTTCTCCAGTATAACTAGAGACAGGTTCTTTGGAATTCCAGAACCAATCGATAATACGATTGACCAGTTCTTCTTGTTGCTCGGTTAAGACAACATCATTCATCTTCTTTCTTCTTTCTGGGAACTTTAGGTCTCTTACTGAAATCAAACTTATCATAAGATTCCATATCCATTCGTCTTAGTTGATCATATTCGATAATCAAACCATCATCCAGCATCAGAATTAAGTCCATATACTTCAGACAGTCTCTATTATAAATATGACCATCTAATTCTGGCTTATTGAAATAAGCAATAAATGCATATCCTGGATCATTCATCTTTCTATTACTAATACCCATAGATAAGACTTCGTTATTGGTGTCTATTCCTAATTGATGAACCATAAACCATCCTAAACATTGTTGCATAAGAGCCATATTATTATACGGATCAAACAGCTTAGTATCTTCTGCACGTGTTTCTGCTAAATCGCAATATGGCTTCTTAAATGGCACATATTTAAACCCATCAAATACAAAAGCCAATGGTTTCTGAGATTGGTAGTCTATAATATCTGGGCAATATAAATATCCCGTTTGTTCATCGATCTCTAACCCTATTCGTTGGAATACAAAGTTAGAGAATTTCATTGCATTTTCTAATTTCACTTTTTCATAATACTCTTTGTTTAGTTCGTCGCGTACTGACATACTAATCTCTCCTTAGTTTAACAATACTATAATTGAACTTACTATAGATATAATATATATTTTCTTAACGATTTGGGGGTAAATACATATGGACGACTCCAGTGGAGTATCTACAACTGCCATAGCCATATTGCTGGATACTTGTAATAAATATGAATGCGGTAAATTCCCATTTAGACTCAGTTCATTAGTTGGACTGAAAGACAATACAACAACCATTGCTCATGCCAGCTTATCTAAGAAAAATTTATTGAATAAAAATAAAGGCAGTATACCGATTGGAAATGTGAATACAGCATCTACTATTATGTTGGAGATACCTACAGATGTAGCCAGAAAATATCCGGTCAAATTTATTCCCCCTGGAACAAGATTTATCGTTACATTTAATAGTGGTGATATTACTAAACCAGTTATTGTAGGAGGTGAATTCTAATGCCATTGGTCCCAAGTGCTTCTGGAGTAATTACGGATGGGCAATCTAATCCTATCTATTCTCATACATTGGATGAATTTATTATGGCTGGTAAGAACGCTAACAATAGAATTCCATCCTTTGATAAGCTCAGCTATCAGATGACACAAGCTAATATTAAGTATATCGTAAAGAATGTACTTGATGATTACTTAGTAGAATTGAAACGGCTGTGTATTTATATCAAATTATCAAAAGAAGAGCTCAAAAAGTATAACTACAATCCCAAACGTCTTTGTGCGGATATATATGGGAATACAGAAATGTACTATTTGATTTTATTATTGAACGGCATATGCGATGTCAAAGAATTTCATGATATGAACCCAATTCGAATGTTGCCTATTGGGGTACTAAATGATGCATTGTCCGCCATTCAGATTAATGAATTACCCAGTATTAACAGATACAATTCTATTCACACATAAAAAACAAAAAAGAATACGTGAGTCGATATCGACTCACGTAGTACTTATTGTGACATATTTACTTAGGTCATCTAATTGTAGGACTACACCATAAGATGATAAGAACTTTCTTAGATTTTCTACTCGAACTTCTTCTGGAGTAGATTCTTCATCAAACAATGTAACTGCATCTACCAATTTACCAGCGCTCTTTAATCCAGTTGCATAATTACCACCACTGAATCCGATATCCGCCAAAGACTTCTCTTTGATCTTCTGTGTTGCTTCATCCTTAGAGATATATGTAACTGCCGAATTAGTAAATGTACTTGTATGAGGATTAGAAGTCAATGACCGAACTCCTAATGTAGGTTTATTATAATCTTCTTGTAATTTGATCGGGCATTCTATCGAATAAGGTTGATAGAATGTATTGAATGTCGTGTTTCCACCATATCTTCTCTTAACTGCTTTGAATCCCAAATATTTAATTTTCTTCTCTTGATCCATCCAGAATGGTACTAAGAATATCGAATAGTCTAAGTTTTCATTAATCAGCCCAGACTCACCAATGTAATAACTATCAATGCTGGACATAACCTTATCATATTCTCCCGTGTCTCTCTTAGGAATAATATCCTTAGATCCTTCTCTATTCAATTGTGATGCAGTAATGAATGAGAGTTGATAATCAATAGCAATCGCTCTAAATTCATTGCTGATAACCCCTAATTTTAATCTTTCATCATCTTCTCTGATAGAAGGCATAATACGTTTCATATAGTCCTGAATAACTGCAATCGTTTCGTATCCCTCATCAGAAAATTGATCAATCTTATCTCTGATATACTGAGTAGTGACCGAATATACAGATTTATAGATATATACAAACTTAATTCCATCTGGATCATTGAAAATAGAATTGTTCCACATATCTAAAATCTGCTCTGCTGTATATCGTTGATCTCTGATATCAATATTATACCCAGCCATATTCAATAACAGTTGCATATCTTCCTGCAATCTGTTTTCCATACTGAAGTATAATAATAAAGGTTTCTTGGTTTTATCTCTACAGATATAACCTTTATTATGTTTTAAGATATTGATGGCAATTTCTTTAAGAGTTGTTGATTTACCCTCTCCAGGTAATGCGAAGAAACAATATTCTCGAGATTGTTCAAAACCCCCTCTTAATAATTCATTCAGCATAGTAATGCCAGTTTTTAATACATGAGAGGGTTCTCGGATTTCTTTGATACATTCTAATAGCTTAATATTTCGAACTTCATCATTTAATCCGATTTCGTTTTCTTCTTCAACCACTTTATGCTGAATTAAAGCTTTATGAGTTTCCGAGATTTCATCTCTTAATGCATCAATATTTTGATCCATATTCTGTGTATTGGAAATCATAATATTAATGGCTAAGTCTTTCATTTTCTCAGCATGGTCGAATATATATAAATTATCCGCATACTTAGGGATAACTGTACTTTCGATATAATTAACGTCGTTGCTGTTCAATTCTCTGAAAGAATTGAAATCGATATCGGGATACTTATTTCCAGAAGCTCCCAATACTTCTTCTAAAACCAATTGTTTATTATTGATTCTATGGTTAATCTTAGTATTAACAATATCTCTGCAAAGTAATAGTCTTTCTTTGCTTGCAGGATCCGATTCATATTCTGTTTCATCTATATTCTCTACAATGTTTCGTAGAGCAACTAAAGCGGATGGTCTGATGTGTTCATTTTCACTCAACGCATAAGTACAAAACCCATCTAACGTTGATAAGGATAATTTTAGAACTGTTTTACCATCCTTTTTGAATAGTTTCTTTTTCTCCTTCAAAGATAATCATCCTCTCCCAAATGTTAATTTGGTGTTGTACTATAAATCATTTAGAATATCTACCAAATCTTTAGGAGTAATAAAGACCGTATTCATACATTGATTAATATACCGACTGAGTTTTACTTCAGGGGATATATTTGGATCAAAGATGTAATTGTATTCTTCATACTTCTCTTTGGCTTCTTCCATAGATTTGACTACAGTTTCATCTTTCGCTTTATTTAGAATAGATACATTCTTATTATTACGATAGAATGTCTGTAGTGCATTAATAGTATCTGGATTATTTTGAGTGATTTCTAAACGAATGAATTTAATTTGTTCGTTTCGTACTCTATTCTCAATATAATCGATAATCTTTTTAGGATCTTTATGAATCATAGCATCTAAATTCATAGTGATGTATTTATCAGATATAATAGGCTCAAAGTCTAATGCATATCGATGAGTCGTTATATCTTGTAACAGAATATAGAATCCTTTTTCACCCTCATCTCCAAATGTCCACCGATAAGGCGAACCACAATAATAGAAATGAGAATCAAAACACGCTGCTTGATGCACGTGTCCTGACATAATAGGACCTAAACAATATTGGAAATCTTCCATACAGAATACAGGCTCTCTTTGAGAATCTAAATCTGGAGAATTCTTTCCAAAGATAGCTCCTACATAAGTTCCATGCATATAGCAGGCATCATATAATCCAGAATTCCTTAAGAATCCATTATAGAATTCTTTTCCTTTACCATATAACTCTGGAATACATAGAATCTTCTTTCCTTTGACATATTCAAACTTCACATTTTCTATGATACGAATATCAGTATTAGATGATCTTTCTGCTAAAGGATAAAACAGTTTGATCTGATCAGCATCATGAGAATATGTCCCAGCAATAATCATCAGAGTAGCATGTTTTTCTTCGCATACTCTGATTAAGTCAGTAATAAAATAACAAGCTACAGATACAGCATCTGAGTTTGCCATAAATTTATGATGAAATATATCTCCGTTGACAGAAACTATATCCAGAATAGGCATAGCTTCTAATTTAGATATATACTGTTCTTTTAAAATTTTGTATTGATATTTTGGGTCTAATGCTCCAAAATGTAAGTCGGCTATATGAGCCTCAATAAACATTCCATTTGGATTTAAACTCATAGTTTTCCTCCCTAGATTTGGTTATGTTTTTGTTTATTAATGATTGTATTTCTAATATATAATATATCCTTGTAAATCTTTTAACTTAGTAAATAATATCCACTGGAGATTATTCTCCAGTGGAATTCTTATTGGGTTTCTTAAACATCACTTGGTCGATTATCTCTGTATATACATACCACACATGATCTATGATTTCCTCTTTGAGTAACTCGATGATATCTTTCTTATACTTCATCAAAACAGATGGAGTATCTACTCGCATATAGTTATTGGTATCTTCTCCAAATGTACATACCAAATTAGTTAAGCAAGGAGATGTATTGATATTCAGATCAATACGAATACATGTATGTTTATCTCTGGAACTTAATTGGCATACAATGACAGTATTATTACCAACCAATGTGTCTTTCTTAATAGTGTATATAAATTGATTGGGTCTATTTGGATCATCATAAAATTCAGATATACCCGTCAATTGATTGACTGGTATTCTATGTGCATTATCCATAAACATAATAAACTCATAGATCAGCTCTTCTATAGAATCTATATGAAATATAATATCCAATAACTTCTGTTTCATCAACCAGTATATGATTGGTTTGAATATATAATAAAGAGGTTTAGTCCATATATGTGTGATCATATAGTTCAGAGGGTATGTACATTTAACATATAAATCCATAAATGTCGTCATACAATATCATCCCCATTACACATTGTTTTATATTCGTATTCTGAAGTAGACAATCTAAAATAAGAGTTCAATAACGAGAAGAATGTATCGGAAGCATGCTGCATAAATTGAGCTCCATTAGGTGTATGCAAATCAATATAGTTGGATTCATAAAATCCATCAGTTTTGGATAGTCTTAAGATCATACAACTATCAATATCATAGCCATAATTCAGATTGATTAAGTATCTATAGGCAGCCAATTGATAGAAATATTCTGGTTTGATTGCATTGGATGTTTTAAAATCCACCAGCATCTTTTCTCCATTGATATCTAAGAGAAGATCATAGGTTCCACCATACCATGGGCAAGCCATCTTTTGTTCTTCTCCAAGTACTTTAACTGTATACATTTCTTGCAAAGAATCCCACCAAGAATGGAAGGCAGCAATGCAACTTTCCGATTCTTTGAGTTCTGTAATATCCTTAATATCATTTTGTATATAGTTCTCTATATAATTATGAGTTTCTGTTCCTATAGCGGCAGCAGCATTAAGAGCTTTATGATAACCAATATGTTTAAACCCTAAGCTATTTGCCCATGATGCGATTCCTGGCCTGCCAATTGTTTTGTCTAATATAGAAGTAACTCTCGGTACGTTGACTCCATTGTATGTATATCTATCTGGTGCTTTTATTCCCTTAATATCTTTTAACGTAGGATAATCTTTAGAAATAAGATCTAATAATTGATCGGTTGTTTTGGTGTCCATAATAATCCTCCTTAAAACTCTTATGCTAATGTATTTATACAAATAGATTGCTAATTAATCTGGAAAACATACTAATAACTATTGAGTTTGTACAGAAACTAACTTAAATAAGAAAGGAAGACTGAAATTATGTCAGACGTAAAATCTACAGCATCCCCAATTACCAGTTGCTTTATATACAACAAGATGGCTGGATATACTAAGATTATGACTGATGCGATTATGCATGCAGAGAGAATCAATAAAAATACAGAAGCATTTGTAGAAGATGTAGCCTTAGAAGTTAAAAGAGCCAATGTTCCTACAAACACTCTTAAGATTTTGAATTCTAAGAATACTCATTTGATTTGGCCTAAAGATTCATTACCCAGACCAATCAAAGTATTTGCGGCTAAAGATCTGAAGGGTAATAAAAAGATCAATGTATTTATCGATTGCACCAATGTTATTAAGACTGGTGCTAATGGAAGATATAAAGTTAATACGAATGTATTACTGGCCTATATTTATTCTGCAAAACTGAATATGATGTATTATGGTATTCCTGGCGTATTCTCTAAGAGATCTGCAGATACTACATTATATGCAAGAGCTTATGCAAAACTCTTTACGCATATTATAGACTATATCGGAAATATCTCTGTTATTCCAGATAATAGAGAAAAGATGATGTATATGGCTTCTAAGTTCTTCTTAAATTCTATATTAGCTATTTCCGATGAAGATAAGATTGAATCCATTGCAGTTAAATCTGCTGGGATTACTCAGTCTCAAGCCAATATATTTAGCATCCGTACAGAGGGATTAGACTTTGATTCTTTGCCTGGATTTGTAGATACAGTTAAAGAAGTATTTAAACTGGATAAGCTGACTATTGGTTTAGTTCTTGAAAAATGGATGTTCTTATATGGAGCTGGATCTATTTTGGGAATCGAATTCTTGCCGTCATTCCTGACAATGGTTACAGATGCGTATTGTGGAGTTTATCTCAATAACCAAAAAACAATTGAGAAGATTCTGAATAAAGACTTAGTAGAAATGGGCAAGATTCTAATCTACGAAAATACTAATATTTAATTTGATCATAAATAATTGGGTGAAGGTTAATACCTTCATCCATTATTTTTAAGAAGGTGAGAATTAATGGATTATGACGTTCTGATTAATTTACGATTCAGAAAGAATGAAGGATCAACAGATTTAGCAAAAACAACATGGAATTCCATGGTCATTCATAAAAATGTGCGAACAGAATCTATCGATTATTCTGCGGCCGGAAGATTTACTGGGGAATGTGCATATTTTGATGGGGAAATTTCTCAGTTAAAGAAAATGAATGGTGGAAAGTTTACCATTAATGGAACCACAGATATGACGATATCTGTATGGTTTAATAGCGATCCGACAGAATCCAATCTGAATCAATATTTTATCAATGGGAATAGTCTGAATAAGACAGATAACAATTCCTTCTATATGAAATATGATGACGTTCATCATACGTTAAAATTAGTATTGGTAGATAGAGCACATAGAAAAATAGAATCAAATGATATTTCTGCTTTATATAAGAAGAATGAATGGAACCATATTGCGGCTGTCAGAAGCAATGGACAGACTGGATTGTATCTGAATGGACAATTAGTATCTACATTAAACGGAGCTTCTGCTATTTATGAATTCACTTCTTCTGTATGTATGGTTGGTAAAGGATATGACGAAGATCATTTAATCTTTGGAACAATGAAGGGATATCTGGATGATTTGGTTGTTATGAGACATGCTATAACAATCAATGCAGATAATACGATCGATGTTCCTACTGATTATTTGATGAATGTCATTGATCCTGCTTTAACCGAAGAATCTCCAGAAAACATATGGACAGAAGATGAACGAGAATATTCTAGATATGATGATATTGTAAATACTATCGAATGGAAACGATTCAATACTAAGAGAGCCATTTATTATAGACAACACGGATTGATTCCTTATCGGTTAAATGAAGTTTATGAACCAATTGATACCAATATTCCTGACTGGATTAGACCTGCTATACATGGAGCATATTCTGTACTGGATAAGGTCTCTTATAATTCTGGAGATCTATATGTCAGCAATAAGAATAAGAATGATTCTATTCCAGGAACTAATAAAGATTGGACGCAGATTGATTGGGCTTCCAATAATCATCCAACATGGTCTCTGAGAAAAGCAATGTACAAATATATGCAGAAATGTATATATAAGAAGAGAGTCTATCAATCTCAGATTAACTACAACAAAGATGTGCCTTGTTATTGGTTAAAAGTAGACGAAACAGAAGTGGATGTTCCTGAAGATACTCCAAAATGGACTGACTATGATGTCTATAAAAAAAATGATTTGGTCAGATATAATGATATCGCTTATCAGTCTACTATAGATAATAATATTAACCATATTCCCGGAGACGTTTCTAAATGGAAAGAGGTTGGTGGAAGTCTAAGTTCTTTAGAAGAATGGTCTGAACCTAATCCATTTATGAAAGGTGATATTGTTAAGCAGGATGGTGTGTTATACTACTCTAACGTAGATGATAATATCTTTGAACCTAAGACACATATTGTACAGTGGACACCATTTTTACCCTGGAAGATGTGTACTTATACCAATACATATCAAAAGGGAGATAAAGTAGATTATAATGGGCAGACTTTTGTTTGTACTCAAAATGAATCTCATTTAGCTCCTGACGAATATAGAAGTAGATTCTTCTATAAGTCTTTGGTTAATAATAACAAAGCCATTCCTGGTGCATCTTCTACTTGGAAGAGAATCTATGAGTCTGATTTAACTACAGATCAGATACAGAGAGCTTCTGAACATAAGAAAGGCGTTTCTTATAATAAAGATGCATTGGTTAAAGTGACTGATGGAGATTGGTATTTGACAACCAATGCGGATATTTATGCTAAAGATGGTGTGTTTGTTGTTAATAGAGATTATAATGCAATTGGTATTAGACTCTATAGTGCAGTGGATAATTTCTTCTTAAGCAATGATATAAATAGACAGAAGTTCAATATGAATTATCTGACAGCATATAAAACCAAATGGATTGGTGGATATATGCTGATGATCAATGGAAAATTTATTCCCTGGGAAGATATCAATGTTGTACGGTCTGATCGATATGTAACATTGTTTGCATCTAAATTACCCAGACAAACTCAGATAAAGAAAGTAGATTTAATTCATATTCCATTTAGAGTAACATATTCTGATCATGGATTTATTCCTGAGAAGGGCATTAAGTTATTTGGCTTTGAGAAAGATAAATATTGTGGAAATGATTATATTATATCTACAACCAATACTAACGTAAGATGCTTGGAATATTCTGGAACTAGATTTGATAATTTATATTTAGATACAAATCTAACTCATAAAATTACCAAAGCCAATATCTATGTATTCAAAGAAGATGGAACTCTAATCGATCAGGATAAATATACTATTTCTGCTGCTAATATATTCAATATGACAACAGATGGTAAAACGAAGTATAGAGTCATCGTTATTTGGTATATCAATGAAAATCAGTCTGAAGATAACTTGTCTTTGATTCCAAATATGGAAGATGTCAGAAAATATGTTATCTATCCAGACACAGACCAAGATAAAGCTCCTATTAGTTTACAGTATTTAAAGACTGAATTTGATTTTGGTCATGTACATCAGAAGACTTTTGATGATAATATTGATACTTCTATGGGATATATCTTTGGATATAATAAGAATAAGTATGATGAAGTCTATGAACATGTCAGACCAGTCAATATGGAAGAATATTCAGAAGAAACTATGAATTGTTTAAAAAGAACAATCAAAATTCTTCTAACAGAAAATGATCTGGATGTATTACTGCATTCCTATGTCATGGTTAATGATTATACGTTGGTAGAATTGACTGAGCAAAATAAAAATAAGTTTTTGAATAAAACGATATTTATGAAGCTTAGAAAAGAAATTCCTATCCATATTACTTCATCTAATGTAAATAAATTCATCGGCAGCACAATTAAAGATGATACGTCTAAATATGTTGTACAGTTAACCAACGTTAATAAAGATAAATATATTGACAAAGATGTTATTCTGAAAGGCATGAGTGTATTTAAGAATAATACATTTGTTACTGATCATATTATCATGAGTAGAGATATTTATGATAAGATGGATTATAAGAATAATACACATGTCATTCTCTTTAAACGTGGTATGCTTCCTAAATGGTATAATACTATTAAATATACAAATGATCAGTTCTATTTCAAAGATTTATCCAGATCTGGCGATAAGAAAGTTACTTTTGTTCATACAGAAAATCAGACTATTTTTGCAGAGTGTAATGGTATGGTATACGATAGTAGAACAAATCCCGGTGGATTTATGACGGAAGATGGATCTGAAATTAAAGTATGGGTTGTAGCCGATCCTGGATATTTTGCTGGCGAACCAAATATAACAGATGGTATTATTTATGAAAATACAAGTCTGTCTGCTACAGATGCTATTCCGATGATTAGAACAGTTAGAATTATTCCATCTACCCATCAGACAATTCGTGTAATAATAGTAGGTAATGATATGAAGCCCGGCTCGGTTAGCCCTGGAACGGAATATGTATGTAAAGATACAGAAGTATCGTTTACTGTCCCATATGCTACAAAGATTAAAGCATCCATTAGTGCAGAGATTGGATATGATGTAGGCAAACTGAACTTAACCGAAGTAACTGTTAAAGCAGATACTACAATTAGAGCATCAGCAGCAAATCTTCATATATACAATATTGTATTGCGCAATCTGGATCCAGTCAACCAGGATTTCAAAGCAGTATGTAATGGTAAAACATATACCACTACATTTACTGGAACATATGGTCAGACCTATACATTATCTGCTACATCTAAGAAAAAAGGATATTCTCCTGGACGTATTACAGATCCTGGAAATGGAATTATTACGAAAGATACTGTATGTACGGTCGGAGCAGTTATTCTTAAGGAATATATCATAAAGATTCTGCCCACCGATAATCAGCTATTAGAAGTTATTTATAAAGGCAAGACGTACCATGAACGAGACTCTTTCCATGTAAATTATGGGGATACATATAAAGTCTCTGTAACTTCAGATAATGGATATAATGCTGGTAAACCTAAAGCATCTGATAATGGCTTAGGAAGTATTCATGTACAGAATGATAATGAAAAGCAGCGTCAAATCTTAACGGCTACTGGTACCGTAGGAGATAACGGAGAAATTGTTATTAGTACAGAACCTGCTGTAAGAAAGATGTATACAATCAATATTCAACAATCTGATCATCAGACTATCGAAGTTATCTATAATGGACAGCCACATACCAATACATTTGAAGTTCCGTATGGAGCTGAAATCACTACAAGAATTGTCAATGTAGAAACTGGATATAATGCTGGTAAAGTTAATATTGATAAGACGACTGTTACATCTAATATTACAATTATGGCTACACCGGCTGTACTTAACTGGTATACAGTTCATATTATTCAATCGGCACATCAGACTGTATTTGTAGAATCTGATGGTGTGGATCATACCTCAGATTATGGTATACGTGCTGGTACACAATGGTATGCTCGAGTTATTCCAGAACAGGGATATCTCTCACCTGGTTTGAATGGCCCATCTTCTGGAGTTATATCTTCAGATATAACAGTTTCTGCACAAGAAGCTCAGATTGCTCCAAACAATAAGACTTTCCATATGCTCAAAGCTCGATATGATCGTGGAGCTGGATATTGTAGTTTCTATACTGACGATAGATTAGAATATGGCGGAAGTATGATGGATGAAGTTGGATGGGTCGAACCTAATAGAATTTTGGAAAGTAATGGCTATAAAGTTTGTATAGAAGCATTTTATAGTAGAATGTACAACGGCTGGCGTCCGCCGAATGAATATAATTTATACCCACAAGAATATAAAAAAACTAAAAAGAATAAATATACTGGAGGCTGGTGGGTATATCGAACATATTTCAATATATCTAATGAAGATGACGGTAAAGATGCATACCGGGTACAAAAAGTTAAAATTCATGCAGTTACTCCATTATCATCTTGGAATCATGCAGGTTTTAGCGATATTATTATGGATAAATATTATGTGGATAAATTTAATAGAGAATGTGATCCACTATATGATGAAGATAGAGTATATCATCGATTAGATCCTGCTTATCTTCGTACAGAGCGTGGTGGATATTGGGGTAAAATTTTCTATTATGATACGATTATTAATTTTGCTGGTTGGCCAGATCCATCGTCAAGAGATCCTTCAAAATATAGAGAAAATGGATTTAACTTATGGGGAATCGAGGGCATGAATCGTGATACCCTAATAGATACTCAATTTACATTTGAATTATTTGGTATTTAGGAGGTAGAAATATAAATGTCAGATAAAACTTACAATTACTCTACCACTAATATCAAGGGGTATGAGGTTTGTTATTTCAGAAATATCTGCAATGAAATTATTCCTTATCCTGTAGATGGATTAGATTATCTGCCTATAGATAACGGATATTATTACATTGCACAAGAAGATATTATTCTTTACACTACGGTTAAGGGCGAATATAATCTTTGCCCTATACCGTATACTATAGATGCTATTAATAATAAAATCATTCCTAAGAATCCTAAATATAAAAAACATAAATTATACTATGGATCTCGTAATCAGTTTATTTATAAACGAATTCCTATTATGACAAAGACAATGTCTTTACCATTACCTTATGCTTTCCGTTCTGGATATAATCCAAATAATTATTTCATATTCTTAAATGGAAGACTATTAAACTCTGTATTCTATAAGATTATGATTCCTTCTTTAGATAATAATCTGATTGATCAGAAGGCTATCTATTTTACATCCGAATTAACCCCTCAGGATACATTAGATGTCTTCTATATTTCCAATAACTCATTTAATCGTATGAATGGTTCTGGCGACCTAGTTGTCAAACCATTCAAGATTAAAGCCACAGAACCAATACAGAGAAAATTCTTAATTCCTGCTCCATATAAAGAGTATCCTGTTCATGATTATAATTCATTTATAGTTATTGCTCATGGAATTAGAATGTCTACTGATAAATATCATATCGTCAACGAAGATGATAAGTATTATATTGAATTCCCTGATGCGGATGATTATTTAATTTATGATGATGATTTGGTATTCTTGTTTCCATATTATAGAGCAGATTGGGAAACGACAGATGCTTTGTCTAAATCCAATACATTAAACTTTATTACAACGTATAAAAAGATGCCTATTGATACAGTAGAAATGACATTTGATGTTACTTCATTAGGAGATATTGTCAGCAATAATTCGGTCTATGTATTTACGGGTACAAAATTATTAAACTCTAATGAGTATACATTTACTGCTCCTAATAAGATTCATTTTCGTCGTGTAGTTCCTGCGAATACAGAAGTTGCATTGGTTATAGAAACAGATAGAGATAAGATTGAAGATAATAATGCATTTGTCAATTATGTCAATCTTCCAGTGGTTACGGATGGGCAGTGGGCATTACAATTACCATTCTCTGATAATCCAAAATCCTATATCTTCTTTAGAAAAGGAGAATTGATTCCTCAGTCTCATTATTCTATCGTAAATAATCAATTCATCTTAGGAAGAAATTATAACAACTTACATGCTGGAGAAACTATAACTGCTATTTATACGACAGATGGTTCTGATAACTTCAATAATGTAAACTTCTATTCTTATGAATTGGTAGCTAAAGAAGATGATCAGATTCAAATTCCTAATGAAGTAAGTCTACGATATTCCACATCTAATATTTTTGTCTTTATCAATAATGGATTTGTTTCTCCAGCTCATTATAGTATAGCTGGAAATACACTGAAATTTAAAGAGAAGAATATCTTAACAAAGAATGATGATATTAATATCTTCTTATTATATAAGACGATTAATTCTCTTAAAGTACCTTATAAAGTTTCTGATAAAGATCGTATACAGTTTGTAGAACGCCATCAAGTAGCAGAAGAGAATAATCAAAAGACATTTGAAATTCCTTATCCAGATAAAGAATTGACTGGATATTCTGATGCTCCATATATGGTATTCTTAAGAGGACTATTTGTTCCAGAATCTCAATATACCCAGACAGAAAATAAAGATACAGATAAAAAATATATTACTTTTATAGATGATCTGGATAGTATTAAACAAGGAGATCAGATTGATTTTGTATTCTGTTATACTCCAGGTTATACAACGATTACTAAGAAGGAATATAATACAGAATTAACCTATGAAGAAACTTCTTCTATTAAACTTCCCTATGTATATATAGAACCAATCAATTTATCCGAACGAGTTATGATGTTCTATGGTGGATCCTATATAGATGCTTCCAGATATACAATAGATAGAAATACTCGCACTGTAAAATTCAAAGACTTACCTTATGAAAAAGATAAAAAGAGAATTATAACAGCCGTATTCTTCTATACTGGAAACACCAATACAGGTACCGTAGGATATATTCCTCAGTCTGGTTATATTTATTTTGATGACCATCAGATTGATCGTAATTTAAATAAAGAAATGTTGATGATCTTTGTTAATGGTTTATTGGTTCCCAAATCCAATGTATTTGATATATCGAATTCTGTTAAGAAAGTAACCAGAAATCTAAAGACAAGATATGATCTGAATATCATCAATTGTTCTCCATTAGTTACAGAATTTAAGAAGCTGTATGATCCTAAGAATAATGCGTTGCATTATACGGTAAAAGTTGTACAGACTCTTAATCAGAAAATTACTATATCCAGTACATTATCTGGCAAGAAATATCATACTTCTTTCGTAGCACAAGAAAAAGATAGTCTATATATGACTATAGAAGCAGATACAGGATATAAGCCTGGTAAAATTACGATTAATGGTTCTCCGAATTACTATTATAGTAACTTAAATAAAGATTTGGTTGTTACGGCTACTCCAGCTACATCAGTACAAATGTATACAGTAACTGTAGAACAAACTCCAAACCAGATTATTTCTGTTACATGCAATGGAAATGTATATGTAGATTCATTTAAAGCGCCTGCTGGATCTAAATTTACTGTTAAAGTAAGTGGATCCAGAGATGGATATATTCCTGGTAATCCAAATATGAAATCTGGAACAGTCAATGGTAATGTAACTATCAAAGCCAATCCTGCTACAGTTAAGACCTTTACCATAAAGATCTTAGATTTGAATTTGGATAAACAAAGAGTATACTTATCTATTACAGATCCTGGAGGTCACACCAACGAGTTTAATGCTCCATGTACCGTAGAGGGTGTTAGATATGGATCTCAGTTTAAATTTACAGCCGATGTTACTGATTCTACCTATCAAGTATGTAAATATATTGGTCCATTCATGATCAATAAGATTTACCATGCAGATTATAGATATCCATTAGATAACTTAGTTGCAGAACCAGCTAAGAAGATTATCAAACGGCATATTAAACTCTATCCAGCAGTTAATGAAACACTATTTATGAATACTTGGTCTCAGTATGATGATACTAATAAGATTAGGCACGAAGCCAAAGCGGATACGGATGTATTGGAATTTGATGTATCGGATGGAGATTGCTATGAATTAGGATCTGTGGCAGATTATGGTTATATCGCTGGTAATATTACTTGCTCCACTGGAGAGCTAGCAGGTATTGTAGAATCTGATATTACGGTCGCTATAGAAGAAGCCGTTACATTTGTTCCTATGATGATCGTTACCAGAGATACACATACATCCAGTCAGTATATCATTCAAGTATCGTTTGGAGATGGATATCAAGATGTAAACGAAGGTATTTATACGATACGTCCAGGAACAACTTATATTTGCCGAGCTATTTTACATAATGAAGTCGTATTTACTAAGAATGGTATTATGCCAGATTATAACGTAATAGCAACAATTAAACCGGATGGTACAATTACAGTAGAGAAAGGAGTTGAATAAGAGTGGGTAAGAAGTATACAAAATATAACAATATCTATGATGATAATGAAAGAATCTATAATGATGGAGAAATCTATACAGTAGATAAAAAACATAATAAATCTGATGATCCCAAATATAAAAAATTTACTATCGCTATTGTTCAACCTAATGATGCTGTGATAGAAGTAGTTACTAAAGGAAAGGAGACGGTAGTTCATACAACTACCTTCTCTGCTCCTTATGACACACGATATACAGTTCGGTTTAAAGACAATAAGAATCCATCTGGCTTATATCTGAATTGTACAAATAATGGTAAGTTAGCCAGAGATATCACTATCAAAGCATTCACTCCAGAAGATAAAGATAAACAAGTCTTAATGACTATGATGCAAACCAATAACCAAACTATTGTTGCTTATGGTATCACTAAGAATGCAGAAGGTAAATGGGTATATTCTGGAGAAAATTATACAGAATCATTTTTTGCTTATATTGGAAGCAAATGGAGATTTGCTGTTATTCCTAATAAAGATATAGGAGATTATTATCTCAATATCATTCAGTCTGATCATCAGACAATTACAGTCAGAGCAATGACTGGATATCATGATTATAGATCTGGGGTATTGGTTTCTTATCCTCATGATGATAAACATGCTCCGTATACAGAAAATGATAATGATAAATATGAATATACAGCAACTTTCCAAAATTGTAGAATATTTTCTACATTAGCATTTGATAATGAAGACTTAGGAACGATTAATCATCGGTTAGAAATTAGACACGTTCCTTATCTGAATATAACGGTAACTGATATGTATGGAAGAATCTATACTAAGAGTTGTTATATGAGGGAAGGAATGGCATATACCGCTAAGGTTACATCTGCGGATCGTCATTATATCTATTCTAAAGTAATTATCAATGGGGTTGTACAATCCAGCAATGAAGCCACTGATGTATTGAATACAGATACAATCATTACGGCTTTACCAGCAGTTCCTATATCTACATATATAAAGTTTACCCCTCAAGTGTTTGATACATCGATTCAATCCAGATTAAATTATGATACTATACTTCATATGGCAGTTGGAGATACTAAAGAATCATTGACTCCTTTAGATATCTACAATTATAAGAAAATTAGAATCAACGCTAATCCTGCCAAATTTGGAGCAGATGATATCAAAACAAATGATTTGTATACATCTAGGTTATCTGGCGATCATACAGGAGATACCGTTTATCCAATTAAGTTTTCTCCTACAAAAGAATATAGTACAGGAGAGACTTATGCTGTAGAACCTAGAATATATCATTGGTTCAATAAAGAGTATCATGCTGGGTATATGTTGGAAATGCAGAATAAAATTTCCAATAGAGATATCAGAATCTATGGAACTGATGACACAGTTAAGTTAAGATTGATGACTTATAGCTTCGATGCAGATTCTGATATTAATGATGGTAAACTGGATATAACAGAAGATACTGTTGGAAGATGGATGATTGCCTTTGATGATGTAACCAATAATGGCAATGATCCAACTGATCTTATTAATGAAATTATTATTTATTTTTATGATGATTTAGGTCATAGAATCATTGGTAAGATTGGTAACTTTAATTATTATTCGACGTTTGCGGTCTATAATGATGATAAAACAAATTGTCCGATATATACAAAGAAGACTCTGCATGGGCCTACAGATTCAATGTATATTAATCTACTACAACACATTAATAAACCAATGATCGTTAGAATTGGACTTTATAAATGAGGTGACGTAATCGATGGCAAATGATAACTTATATTATGATAATGGCAATAAGTTGGATCAATTATTGACTGAGAGTAATCTGAAAGATCATAATGATGATTCAGAAGCACATAAATCTTTATTTGCCCAATATACAAAGAATAATCCAGTAGGCATTCATGGAGCTATGCATAAATTAGGTGTTAACTTTAAGCCTACGGATGAATCTACATTGGGCTTTGCCAAGTTGGGTAATTTCTGCTGCACATATACAACTCATAACTGTTTTACAAATCAACCATCTCAATTTGGACAATTGCTTAGTTATCCAACAGAAGTAGATCCTGCTAAGAGTAATGATATCCGAGTAACCCAGATATGGTTTGATGGATATAATGGAGATGTCTTTACACGTACTGGAACTAAGAATAATCCAATTAAAGATTTGGTGTTCAGTAGATTCTATCTGGTTACAGACGAATTCAATCGATCCGGTACAGAATTTCCAATGACTGGATTGATTCCTGGTATGCTGTATTATAGAACCGATGAACAGAAGCTGTATATATTACAGAAGATGCCGGCCGTATGGAAAGAAGTCATTGATACATCTTTGACCTCTGGTGTAGCATCTTCTTTATCTCATGCTTGGTGGAAATTAGATAATACCAACGATGATAAGTCTGTTTATAGATTTAAGAAGAATGAAGATTTAAATACATATACAACTCCTGGCTGTTATGCATCCATTGGTTCTGCATATTCTGCTACTTTGAAACATTGTCCCTATACAGCTGGTAACTTTAGACTTGTTGTGCAGGAAAATGTTAAAGGTTGGGGGATGCAATTCTTATATGCTGGCAACCAGAATGAATTATACACCAGAGGATTTTCTAAATCCCCAGATGGTACCACATACGTATTTACCAACTGGGATAAACAGATGAAATATTCCGATACAATTTCTCATGCTGTTATAGCAGATGCTGATAAATATGGCAAGCAGATTGATAAAACATATGTAAAATTAATTGGTGGTGTAATGGAAGGTGCATTGGATGTCAGGGATCGTTTAGGATTATATGATTCTGAAATGACCTTTGGTAATCCTCCATCAGTAAGCACTTTCAATAATTTATTCTTCTATGATAAAAATATGAATCCGATGGAAGTTGTATCTTCTCGATATGATCCAGATGGTTCTCATTATATACGCTTTGGGTCGTATAAGTCTAAAGACGATAATACATTGAATTTACTCTCTCTTGGTTGGAGTGCCTCTGGTACGCCTCAAGCATTGCTGAAATCTGATATAACATTTAATGGTAATATTAATTGTGATAGAGATATTACGGCTCAGACATTCCATGGAACGATCGATAAAGCGGAAAAGATTGAAACAACGGTCCCCGTAAATTCTGCCGTTGATTTGATTAGAGCAGGAATGGCCGGTACTGATGCATTTAGAATTAGAGTTGGTGATTCTGGTAGTGATACTGGATGGGCAGAAATAGCTACATCAGATGATGGCAATGAGCCAATTTACGTTCGCCAATATACAAAAGCCACTGCAGCTCCTAATGGAGCATTCTCTACTGTAAAACGCTCTGCCACACTCTTGGATGCTAATGGGGATACTGTATTCCCTGGTGTATTGACTGCACAGAAATGTGTCAATGCTATCTATAATGACTATGCAGAATTCTTTGAAAGAGGAGAAGATACAGAAGCAGGAGATATTATTGCTTTAGATTTAACTTCTGATGAAGAAAAATATATTAAGGCAACTAAAGATTCTTCTGTTGTGGTTGGTGTACACTCCGATGAGTTTGCTTATGTTATTGGTGGTATGACTCCAGATGATACAAGAGATATTGTATCTTTTAATATGGAGAAGTATATTCCAGTTGCATTAATGGGTCGTGTTCATGTTAAAGTTGCCGGAGAAGTTCATAAGGGAGATAAGATCATTCCTTCCGATTTGGCTGGTGTCGGCAAAATCGCAAAGCCGGGTGATGATATAACCCATTATGTAGGAATTTGCTTAGAAGATAATAAAAATACAGAAATTAGAAAAGTTAGAATGCTTGTTAGGAGATAATATAAATGGGTAAGTTTTTAAAAAGACAAACCAAAACCATTTTTATTATGCTTGGGAATGGATGTAACTTATCCTGTATATACTGTTTACAACATCCATTAGTTCATAAGCCACTGTCTAATAAGATCAATCCAGATATTTATGAGTTTATCAAAGAATGTAATGAAGAGAACGGGAAAGATCATCCCGTTCATCTTCAATTCTTTGGCGGAGAACCATTGGTGTATTATCCTAATATAGAAGAAATCGTAGAAGCGACTAAAGATATAGGATGTACATATTCTGTTATTACTAATGGGAAATTGATGAATGATCATATGGTTGAATTCTTTAATAAGAATAACTTTTGGGTAACTATCTCTTGGGATGGGCCTAATGTTATGAAAACCAGAGGATTTGATGCATTTGACCCGTCCTCTCCATTAAGACGTAGACTATTACGATTAGACCATCTGTCTATTTCTGCGGTTATGTCTTCTAAAGCATACCCAAAAGAAATCTTAGAAGGTATGCAAGAAATCTCCAACCAATATTATAAACTCAAAGGATATCAAGTAGGAATCAATATTGATCAGATCTTTGATACAGGAATAACAAACAAAGAAATTCTGGATGTAGACTATCAAAGAGTCAGAAATGAAATAGAAGAGATGGGAAAAGAATTCTTATTAGATACAATCAACTCCAAATACTCCAGAGAATCCTATACAAAGACTATGTTTATCCAAGATCTCTATAATCATATCAACCAATTCTATGGCAAACAGAATGGAATATGGAATAAATATTACTGCAACTGTGGTAATGGATATGCTATATTGAATATGGATTTAGAAGGAAATCTGTATACTTGTCATAATACTTCTACTAAGGTTGGAACAATATATACTCCCTATTTCCAATATCTGAATGAGGTGTTGAAAACAGATTATACAGACCATATGAGATCTACTTGTAAAGATTGTGTTGCTTTGGCATTCTGTAATGGTGGGTGTAAGTTAGTTTCTGAGCAAGCCAGAGAAGAAACATATTGCAAATTAAAAAAAGCTGTATTTGAGCCTATGTTGAATTTAATACAAGAATATGGGAAAATGGTAGGTGAGTCAAAAAATGCCTAAAAATGGAAATATACCTCAAACAGTATTCTCTAATGGAAATCAAGGAGATATTGTTAAGAAAGCATCTATACAAGAAATACGGAATGCATTAGATGCTTTGAACAACACGTATGCTGCTAACGTAGATAATTGTGGAAATTGTACTTTTTGTCAAACCTGCCAGACTCAATCTTGTCAAGGATGTCAAGTGTGTCAATCTTGCCAAACAGTACATTGGATAGAGCAATGCCCCTCTAAAGATTGTAATTGTGTAGACGACGCCGGTTCAGGTTAAGAGGTGATATTATGGGATATACAGATCCGGATTTAACCAATAAACCAATAAAACGACAACACTTAGAAGAACTTAAAACAGCTATAACTACATTAAGTTCATCTAAAAAAGTTTCTGTACCGATTAATATCTCTTCTTCTGATAAAGTAACCTCTGCAAATGTAAAAGCATTGCAGAATGCAATTCATAGTTTACAAACCAAGTTCTCCAATAATTGCTGTCAAGCTAACTGTTGCCAGACTTGTCAGGTTTGTCAAGGATGTCAAACCTGCCAAGGATGTCAGACATGTCAATCTTGCCAAACCAATAAAGAGTGTTATAATCCAAACTGCGATTGCAACTGTGGAGACGATGGAGGAGGAGGTTAATGATGATTATTTCTGGACAAATTTTAACAATAGATGGACCGAAAGATCTAAAAGATGTTACCAAGTTGGATTGGGTTCTCTCAGGTACTATTCCTACCAGAATTATAGATATACAGAAAACAACTGTTAAAACATATAAAACGTTCTCTACTGTTCCCACTCTATGGGTTGGTAAAGATACAAAAATGAAGACCATACATGGGTTGATGAATATGAAAAATAAAGATGAAGCTGATTTAACCAGACCGTATACAACAGATATTCATGTAGCAGCTTCTATTAAAAAATCTGATGAAGAATTAACTGGGTATATCTTTAAATTAGCCAATGGAAGTCATACCATCGTTGTAGAGAACTGTGAGGTTGAATGTGATGCTTAAGATATTATTTAATAAAGATAGCATAGATACTCATTTGAAATATAATATGGATTTATTAGGAACCTTTCTTTCTCTACGCTGCGAAAATACGGACCCTGCTTATTTAGCTTCTGGTAGAGATGGAGTAGAAGTATTGGATTCTTATACTTCCTATGTATTTGTAAACAATCCAAATTCTATTGTAAAGAACTTTAGAGTTCCTACTAAGTCTGCTTATAAATTTTTAAATATGAATCGTCTTGGTGTATCTATTCGAATGGATTATTCTGATATGGCTCAATTATTCTCCAATGGAGATACTATGTGTCAGATAGATACTGGAATGATTTCCAGTACAGAGAAAGATATTATTATTAGATTCTTTGTAGGAACCAAAGCTAACTTTAATATCCAAACAGATATGGATGTAGAGTATGGTGAGTTCAGTTCTGCAGATTTGCCTTCCCAAAGTCATCCAAGAGCGACACTTTGGGATAGCTATTCTTTGAAAATAGACGATATTGAGTATAAGGCCGATAGATATGGGAATGGTGTACAAGGAACGTTCCAAACGCCCATTTCTTATAAAAACGTACCGATTGAATTAACCATTCAAAAGTATAAAGGAAATTTCTCTGCTACTAAATTAACCAGAGATATAGATTGTGAAGATGTATTGATTGATTGCTCTTGTGGTGTGTTGGATACTAAGAGAGTTTCTTTAAATAAAGGAACAGCTAAAGTCCATTTATATCCGTTTGACTACTCTGGTAAAGTAAAAATTAAGTTGGGTAGAAAATGGTATGAAGTATGGAATGAATATAATTTGATCTTAGAGAAGAAGCCATGAAATCTATCAGCATATATTTAGGCAGCAAGTGTAACATGAATTGTTCTTATTGCCATAGAATAGAATCTGAAGAAGAAAACCATATTTCAGATGAGCTCATTGCTCATCTGAAATCTATGGGCAAAATTCATATTAGCTTTTTTGGTGGAGAACCTACTCTATATATAGATGATATCAAAAGAGTAGTAGAAGCTATGCCAGAAAATTCATATAGAATTACAACCAATGGAATTCTCTTTGATAAGTATAGAGAATTCTTTTTGAAATATAATTTTAAAGTAGCATTTTCTTATGATGGGAATAATATATTACGCTCTAAAGATATTTTAGATCATCCAATAGAATATCCGTTTGTTAATATCTCTTGTACTCTCTTTCATGGGAATACGGATTTAGAATATATTATGCATCAATTCAATGAGAAAGAGAAAGTCATATCAGTCAGACTTTCTTTATATCCTCATATTATGCATATGACTTCAGAATCTAATAAACCATATGCATTAACCAGAGAAGATTATACTTCTTTGATTGAACAGATCAAAACCTATGTATCCAAATATGTTATAGATTTTGAGAAATATGGTATTATGAATTATAGAATCAATGGACTATTCATATTGGTTAATTCTCTATTGAATAATAATTATGAATATGGTGAGACGTATTGTGTTCATCATAATATAAAGAAAATAGATACATCTGGAAAAATGTATACTTGTTTATATATGAGGGACGATCAGTTATCCCCAGATACATGGCAACAAGATTTAGCCAATGTCATTGATAAGAACTTTACAGATTGTAAAACATGTTCTTATTATAAATATTGCGGTTCGGCATGTGTCAAATCTAAAGAACATGAATTAGAGTGTTATTTCTATAAGAGACTCATTATTTGGGGACTACAATTTAGAAATCATCATCAAGAAGCATTCCAAGAATTATCTAAGATCATTAGGAGGAAATAATGCATTTATTTGTATTTGATGATGCTGTCAGAAAAACAGATCTGAAAGAGACTATCAAACTGAATATATATGATGATCATATTTTTCATTTCTTCCATAATGACCAGAAGTTAATTATAGATACCGATTTATTAAGAGATGGATCCAGTACAATCGTTCTATATAGTCAAGCCACAAATAATACTTATGTATTATATGACTTTAGAGAGCTATTAGAAATTTTAGATATGACTCCAAAAGAGATGATGTCCAATCTCAATCAAAAAGGATTTATGCAAATTGATAAATGTAATAATGACACATTTATCAAAGTTTTCTTGCTTAGAGGAGAAACAGAGCTATCTAGTGATACTCATAACTTTGCTTCCTATAAGCATTATACAATAGACTATATTCATCCATTAGATTGGAAATATAGCTGGACAATTCATGATGCAAAAGCTGTGTTGTCTGAAGATTATAAAAAAGTAACCATATCTTTCAATATGAAACGTTCTGATTTCTGGATAAAAGATTTATACATCTCTCATGCTGGTCAGACAGAAAAAATAAAAGAGGGATACAATGAAGTTACGTTTACTTATATAGAAACAGAAGATATTTATTTTGGAAATCCTAACTGTCATTATAAAGGAAGATGCTTGAACCTGACCAGATTACTCTATGAAACTAACCTAAATTGAGATATTCCTATAAAGGAATATCTCTTTTATTCCAGTCAACATTTCAGTAAATTCATGAATTTATATAGAGAGGGTGAATAACGTGCCAGATGATCCTATTCATACTACCGTCATACGAAAAGCCAGATTTAGAACGGTTAAAGATGGTATCGAACAAATTATTCATTATGAAACAGATGTAGATAGTATAGTAGACTTAAAGAAAAAGTTAAATGGTATTATTACATCTCAAATAGATAAAGATGCAATTACACAGGCTATTATAGATGATATTAATAATGGTGGACATTTAGACTTACATTTGGAGAGATATGCTTTATTAGATTCTCCTGTATTTATTA